TTTGTTACTTTAAGCCCAAAAACAAACATGGCTAGACGATTTCACTTAAAGAACGGTGCTATTGTTTTTCGTGAGAACGATGACACAGTAAATTATGAGTACATTACCAGATAATGGTAAGATACAATTTATTTACAACACGGATACTTTTGATGGTGTCCGTGAAACTGTAATTACTAATCTTACAATCAAGGCTAGGAAATTTTTAGAACTTCCACCTAGCTTGGAAGTTGAATTTAAAAAATTACCTATGCATATGCATGCTGAAACATTATTGAATCCTAGATTCAATAACAGAATAAGACTGCAGGACATCTTAAACAGCAAAGAAGTTATTGTTCCCTACTTGCATGAACTTATACACATAAATCAAGTTTACAAAAAAATACTGATTCCTAGAAATAACTCCTATGTATCGTGGAAAAATAGGTTGTATGTTATACAAGCAAACCAATCTGATCCTGACGAGTGGGCCAAACTTCCTTGGGAAATAGATGTTGCCAATCGGTTGCCCACTCTAGTTCAAAATATCCTATCGGCTTGACAAAAATTATTTGTTAGTAAGCACTCACTTACCGATTTTGTAAGGAATCTGTAAGGTTGACAATAAATCGGATTGGGTATACAATATGAATTATGTTGAAAGTTACCCGTAAGCGCAGATCCGATCGTAATCAGGTCATCTACTTCATTGAGGATGTAGTGACCCGTGAGGTTTATATCGGTCTGACCGCACTCTCATTCAAAGGCAATGTGTTTCGTACCCTTCGCCGTCGTATGCAAAAGCATATGCAACGGGCCCTTGCTGAAAACAAAAATTGGGGTCTGAGCCGTGCATTGCGTGAGCGTGGTGCCGAGCGTTTTGTGTTCGGTGTTGTAGAGGTTGTGCGCGGTAAGAAAGCCGCACATAGCCGTGAGACCGAATTGATTAACACTATGCAACCTGCTCTTAACACTTTCGGAATCAAGTAAACAGCCTTCTTAGCCTTATAGGGACTTCGGTCCCTATTTTTTTGGCTACCCAACCTACCTATAAATAATGTAGGAGCAGTAGCATGATTCGGGCAAAAACACTATTGCGGGTTTTTAAGTACCTTGCTATAATAATAAGTGTCATAGGATTTTTTATTCTGTGGACAAGTGTACCTGAAGATAATCTAAATGAAACAGAGGTTAATCATGCATCTGAGCAAAGTAAATGAAGCACTTAGTCACCGCATTACAGGTGGTAGCGAATACCAGTGGGAATGTTATGGGTTTGATGTAAGATTTTTGGACTATGAGAGTGACTACGCACACGCCACTGTAATCTTTGATACTATTACACAAACTGTATACGAAGCTACAGTAAATAGCAAGGACGAGTCAGTTAGGCCATATCGTTGGTTGAATCCTAATACCAAACAAGAATATTTGGATGAATGTAAGGATAGAAACATTGACCCTAATGAAGCATGGGACGATGTAAAGTGGGTAGACCTTGAAACTATGGAAGACTTCCTTGACAAGGCTAGTGCTATCTTTAATGGAGAAGGATTTGATGAGCGTGTTCAAGTCCCTCTTGATTTGAGTCGTGATGAGTTGTTCCGTCTTATGCAAATGGCGCATGAGCGTGATATGACATTGAACGAACTGGTTGAGGACATTCTTTGGGATGTAATAAATCGTGAGAAAAAGGTCGGAGTTTTTGAATAAATAATTTGTCAACTATATGATGCTCAAATGCGTTATATAGTATATAGGAGCAAGTTATGAAGAAAATCATTCTAGCATCATTGGTATTGATAACACTTACCGGCTGTGCTACCAATCGCCAAAATGGTGAATTACTAGGGGCGATGACTGGTGCCGCAGTAGGAAAAACATTTGGCGGTACAGGGGGTGCAGTTATTGGAGCTGCTGTGGGAGCCGCGGCTGGGGGGCAAGTTGGTCAGTCTATTGACAACCAAACACCAATGGCTCCATCCATTGTAACACATGTTGATCCTAAAGACATACCATATGTAGCACCTCCTTCAGTCGTATATGTTCAACCATATTGGCCAGCACCATATGTAGGAATGCGTTGGATCTATGTTCCTAGATATGGATGGGGTTGGCATCACCATAGACATGGTTTTTACTATCGCCATCCACATCGCCACTGGCGTTAATTTTTAAAGGAAAAAAGTGAACGATATTATTGTACCGGCACCTACCGCTGAATGGACCGACAAAGATTGGAATAAATTCCGTGATTGGTTGAAGGGTATGTTGAAAGTAGGTGAAATGACAATCACCTTCACAAAGAAAGATGGAACCGAGCGTGTTATGAATTGCACCTTGAATCCTGACCAGTTACCTCCTGCACCAGTTACTGAAACTAAAAAAGAACGGAAGGTCAATGATGATGTTTTGGCAGTGTATGATATTGAGGCAAAAGGATGGCGTAGTTTTACACTTAAGACCGTTATCCGTGTTCAACTAACCATTTGACAATAAATGCCATATCTGCTAGAATATGGGTTATGTCGTTAGAGATTCATTATGAACAAGCAACACCTTTCTTTTAAGATTCCACGAATCAAGCCTCGTTCACACAAGGCGCTTTTTGACAATGATCTTCCTTTCCAACCCAAGATTGAGAAGGCCAAAAAGTCTCAGTACAATCGGCGTCCCAAGCATAGAAACACCCCAGATTGGGATTCCGAATATTGACAATAAATGGATATCCTGTTACACTTAAAACATGGAAATCAAAGTAGAAGGTAGTCGCAGGAACCGTAAGTTCGTAGAGGCAATATTGCCTTCTATGATTACTCAACTGAACCTTGACAACTGCCGCAAGGGCCTGCTCATTCGCATCTATAATGAATGCGAGGACAATCAAGGGATAACACTAGACCTGACCGATCTTACTGGTTGCTATCTTGTTGTTATCAAGCCCGACCGTAACTTGAAAGAAATGGGACTTACCCTTGCCCATGAATTAGTACATGTAAAGCAAATGGCTAAGGGTACACTAAAGACCACAAAAAATGGAAACCATCTTTGGGCCGGCAAAAAGTATAGTAAGAAAATGGCATACTTAAATATGCCTTGGGAAGTTGAAGCCTTCAGTCGCCAAGAACTCATCCTCCGTCGTGCATTTGAGGAATAAAAAGGTTGACAATAAATCAATTTGGGCATATAATAGTCTCATAGACAGTTGATTAACGGAGCAACAAATGGAACGATTGACGGAAATTCAGCAAATCAATTCTAGCATCATGTTCGGTTCGTTTAGTAACGACCAACTGGACTCCATTATCATGGCGGTTAAGTTCGCTAGGAATCAAATTGCCAAGCAAACCAAATATACCCTTGTCAAAGGTGCTAAGGTCAAGTTCACTTCTAGCCGTACAGGGCAGACCGTCATCGGCGAAGTGACCGAGGTCAAGCGTAAGTTCGCACATGTCCGTAGCGGCATGACCAACTGGCGTGTTCCCATGAATATGTTGTCGGCCGCATAAGGTTGACAATAAATCGGTTTGGGTATATAATACATACATAGACAGTTAGATAACGGAGCAAATAAATGGCTTACATGAATCAGGAACGCAAAGCAAAGATCGCAACTGCTATCAAGCCGATCCTTAGTAAGTATGGTGTCAAGGGTTCGTTGAGTGTCCGAAATCATTCCACTATCTGCTTGACCCTCAAGTCCGGTAAGATTGATTTCATTGAGAATTTTATCAAGACCGACACCGATAGTATTGTTGGTCGGAAAATGGATCAAAGTCAGATTGATTACATCCGCAAGAATCAGAGTTTGGATGTAAATCCCTACTGGTTTCAGGAGCATTTCAGTGGTGATGCTAAGGCTTTCTTGGCCGAGGCTTTCAAGGCACTGAAGTCGGCTGACTGGTATGATGAGTCCGATCCAATGACGGATTATTTCAACATCGCCTACTATGTTGATGTTAATGTTGGTAAGTGGGATCGTCCTTACGAGGTGACCAATGCTTGACAAAATTAAAGAATGGCTGTATACTTATTTTTGGTGGCTAGAGCCTGCTGTATGGTTGGCTGTAGTTTTGTGTAGTGTGTATTTTCTAGCATGGAATGCGAGGTTAATATGAATCAATATTGGGTACTTGTGAAGTTTAAAGATGAGCCTGGATCAGCTTTTCAACGGATGTATATCTTTGCTGGTGATCCTTATCAGGCAATTCAAATGGCCAAGGCACAATACGGTCGTTTGCTGATTTCAGAATCAGCAACCCCGGTTTATTGAATTCGGGCAAATTAATGGTTGACATTTACTACGCCCGGATATACAATAGTAAATGTCGCAATGACTTTTTTATTAACTCTAGACAACAAAGGAAACACAATGTCTAATCAAACTTTCAAAGTCGCTGGTATTACTGTTCACAATGGCAACGCTAAGGTCCGTTTTACGGATGACATGGTCCGTCGCATCAAGCAATTTACGAAAGGTGGCGCAACCCGTGCTGACTTCGTAGAGTTGCCGAGCGAGATGACTAAGGTCGAGGCACTTACTTATATGCTTACTCTTCCCGAGTTCGCAAGTGCAGGAGATCAGGCAACTATCAATGATGCACTGGCTGACCGTGCTAAGGATGCAAGCAAGGGTACTGTCAAGGTCAAAGTGTCCAAGGCAAAGGCTAAGCCTAGCATTGACAGCATCAAGGCTCGTGCTAAGAAGTCTGCTACCGTTGAGACTCCCGCCGAGACTCCTGTTGAAGCCCTTCCCGAAGCTCCTTTCTAATAGGCAGGTGATAGGTAACTATCACCTTTATCCTTATGCGATACTCTGTACTAAACAATTTTCATCAACGCCGCAGATTTGATCCTACGAATACTGAGGATCTTGCTGAACTGAAATTCTTTTTAGAACACAATCATTGGCGTAATGCTTGTCCGTTTTATGCTGAGTATCCTTGGGAAGATATCCCGGCAATGTGTTATTACAAATACACTGAACGCATGTTGTCACATTTAAAAGTGACTACACAAAAACAAAAAAGCCCCGAGTAAGGGGCTTTTTTATGGCTACCTAATTCAATTAAGCGTTGGGTGCCTTGATAACCATAAATCTAATAGTGATTGCATCCGAAGTAGTTGTGAATCCGCTGATATTTACAATGTTTATGTAGAATCCAGTAAGAGAAACAGAAATAGTTGCTGATGGCTGTGCTATGCAGTTGTAAACTCCAAAGTTA